CTGCCCAATAAGCCGCCGAGCAGGGTCCCTTGGCAATATTGGTGGCGTGACGCGCCTTGAAGGATTCACGTCGTTTCCTGTAGGATGCTGATTCTCCAGCCTTCTTGGGGGAGCCTGAGACTCCTTGCTGGCCAAATCGAATTACTTTACCGTTTTCACATCCAGGTCCTTTGGCAACAACAACATGCGACTTGGTGGGATGGTTCGGGGTGCGCTTTGGCTTATTGTAACCCGTGACACCAACTCGCGCTAGACGAGGGTCTTTCTTGGCGGCCATTACTTCTTCTTGCCAACACCCGAAACACGCTTCAGGCGTGGATTGGCTTTGACAGCGGCGGGCGACGCTTTGCGCGCCCCAGCCGCCAGAATTGCACCAGCACGCTCCATACTAATGTTCTGCTTCGATGCAATCTCTTTCTGGACTGCTTTAAAACCACGATGCTTCTTCTTGGCGGCCATTACTTACCACGTCCGCGACGAATAGCATCCGAAACCGACTTGCGGCGTGTAACCCCAGCACCAGGATTACCAACAACCTCTTCCTTACCATACCCAGAATGAACCCGCTTAGATTCACCCATCTTAACCTTTTTGCCAGACTTAGCCGCCGCCTTCTTTGCGGCGGTCATCCCAGCCTTAGTATACGGATACTTCTTACTTCCAACAGTGGGCATAATAACCTTCCAATTTGTCAACGCCTAGTATACTAGTTCTAGTACCAATACCATGAACATTCCACTTCGTTCCATGTTCATGGAAATAAGTACCCCCCTATAGTCCCCCCAACCGTTCGCAGGGGGGACCATGCGAACGCCAGCCACTATGGTATGAAGCATGAACTACGCGCTGACAACACCCCCCTGCTGGATGCGCGCCAAGAACAATACCTAGAGTGGCTGGTCACACCCGCATCAGAACGTGTCCCGAGGACACAACTGGAGTTCGCCAAACATATCGGTGTGGACCCAACCACTCTTCGACGGTGGGAGAAGAAAGATTGGTTCAAAACCCAGTGGGATGCCAAGGTTGCTGAAATCCAAGGTTCCCCAGAACGCACCCAACGACTGTTGGATGCGTTATATGCCAAGGCTCTTGAAGGCGATAATAAGGCCGCGCAACTGTACCTACAAGCCACGAACCGTCTGTTGCCTCCGCAAACCGTAATCAACACCTCCAAGGCTTCCGATCTATCGGATGAGGAACTGGAGGCTTTGATTGTGTCTATTGCTGAGCACCAGTCTAAGCGGAACCCGTTGGCCTCCTAGTTGGTATGTCAGCGCGTTTGTTTGAATGCGAAGCCTGCGGCGAGCCGTATCCCGCCAGTTTGCGGGACTGTCCGTTTTGTTTCGTTGACAAACGAACGGACCCCCCTAGTGTAGAACCCCATTCTGGGCCTAGTTTTGAGGATGATGAATGAGCATTTCCAACTATCTTGAAAACGCGCTACTGGACACTCTGCGCAACCAGTCGTTGGCTGTGGCCAACGTGTACCTGAAGTTGCATACGGGTGACCCTGGTGAGGCTGGTACGTCGAACGCCGCTACCGAAACCACCCGACAGTCCGTTTCCTTCAGCGCCGCGTCAGGCGGCTCCATGGCCTCTAGCGCCGCAGTTACCTGGACGAACGTGAGCACGACCGAGACTTATACGCATTGGTCGGCGTGGGATAACGCAACCACAGGCAACTGCTTGTGGTCGGGTGCCCTGAGCGCCTCCGCCTCGGTGGCGGCAGGCGACACCTTCCAGATTACCTCGCTGACCCTGACTCTGGACTGAGGCTTAGCCAATGGCAACTAACTTCCCCGCTAGTCTTGATGCGTTGACAAACCCAGTATCGGGCGACTCTCTAAGTAGCCCCTCGCACTCGGGTCAGCATGCTAATGCGAACGACGCTATTGAGGCACTCCAGGCCAAGGTTGGTGTTGACAGTTCCGCTGTCACCACCAGCATTGACTATAAGTTGCGCAACCTTAGTGGTTCTGCGATTACGACAGGAACAATGACTGGAACGATTGTTGACCAGTTGGAAGAGAACTGGAACATTGTTGCATCGGCCGCAACGGGTACAATTAACTTTGATGTCAAGACTGCCAGCATCTGGTATTACACTAGCAATGCGACCGCGAACCATACGGTCAATGTGCGTGGCGACGGGTCCACTACACTTTCGTCGCTGTTGGCTGTTGGCGATTCAATTACGGTCGTGTGGGCAAACACAAACGGCACGACCGCTTACTACCCGAATGTGTTTCAGATTGACGGTTCGTCAGTAACTCCCAAGTGGCAGGGCGGTACCGCTCCCAGTTCTGGCAATGCATCGGCTATTGATATATATGCATACACGATTGTAAAGACGGCGGCAACGCCAACATACACGGTTTTTGCTTCTCAAACGCAGTTCAAGTGAGGTAGGCAAATGCCTATTGTAAGCACCAAAGCAGCCGCCAGTGTATTCGGTTATGGTTTGCTGAAATCACCAACATCCTCATTGGGGGCATTTTCTTGGATGATGGGTGGAGATACGAGCAATACTCCCACATACTCAAATCAATTTATCAAAGTAAATTGGGATACTTCAACTTTTAGTGTTTCTACCCAAGCACGGGCTGTTAACGCATTGTCAATACCTAATACTACGGCTTCCTGGGCTGGAATCAAAGGCTTCACATATGCTAGTACATCATCTGCTGTATTTAATTTTTCTACTGAAACCAACTCCCTAGTATCAGTAAGTGGCTATAGTGCTGGAAGTTCCACGGGTTCTGGATATCACGATTCATCAAATTACCATTGGGTTTCTGGTGGTGGAAGTTATCCAGGAATTACCGATAGAGCCAGAATTGCGCAGTCCACAATGACTTTGAGTTCACAAGGCAACACATATCAACATTATGGTGGCGCTGGTTTCGCTAACTCTGGGGGAAATGGTTACGACACCTGCGGTTATGACTATAGCAATATTGCTACTACATGGCAATTTTCCTTATCAACTGGAACTGGTGGCGCAACGAGCAATGCAATTAATCCACGGTATGTCCCCAGCGGAACATTTAATCATGGCGACGCTGGATATCTTGGCGGTGGGCAAAACGGAACTTCAAGCACATTTTATTATGCGATAGAAAAGCGCACATTTGGATCCAATACCGTTTCAAGTGTTGGCGCGAACATGACTGCCCCGTGCCAAACTGCTGGATATGTGCAAAGAAATGGACGTGGTTTCTATATTGTTGGCGGTGGACAAACTAGTTTGCCGCGCTCAACAAGAATTGATTATTTTAATTTTTCTACAGCGACCATTAGCACAAATGTTTCAGCGCTAACAAATGCTGTAACATATGTTGAATACTATACAAACCAACCAGCATACTGATTATGGAAATTGCACCCAAAATTCTTCAGGCTTTTGAAACAATCAACCAACCTAGGTCAAATTATCAGTTGGAACATTTTGTTGTTGGGCAACAAGATACAAAAGAAATGCAGTATTACCAGGTTGTTCTAGAAATGAAGTCAATGTTTTTTGCTATCCGCAGAACAACTTTGCTTGTGGAAAAAAATAATGCCCAAATTGAAGAACTGGAAAAATTTGATTCTCGTGGGGCAAGAGCAGAAATTGCCCTTTTGCAGTTGTCTAACGATGAAATCTACTTGGACCTAAAGGGCATGCTGAGAGAATGGTCGCGTTTGGAAGAAATTTTTAATTCTTTCGACAAGAACTATACCCGTCAGGAAATTGAAGATGGCCAGAAAGATTATTGGCATGCTCGCTTAATGCGTCAAGCAGAATTTGAACTTCTTGGAAGTGGACAAATGACTTTCAGCCAGTTGGATGCCATGCACCAAACTGGCGAACTAAATAGATTTATTGAAGAAATTGCCACCATGCAAAAAGAACTAGGGTCGTTTAGGGGGGAGTTGCAGAAATGAACATTATTTATGATGGTTCTAATATCAATGTTACGGAAAAAGAATGGGCAACCAATTTTCCCTCCTTGTGCTACAGGGATATTGATGGTGACGAAAAGTTTTATGAATCCTGGACAACAACTAGGGGATTTTTGTTTCCAGATAAAGAGTTGCCAGAAAACGGTCCAGTTATTTGGTCATCTATT